TCGAGTTGCTTAAAGCAGCAGGACTTATCCTTTCCGCAAGTGCTTGTAGTCACCCAAGTGATACCGTCTTGGACGAAAGTCGAATACATGTCTAACACATCATCATCATCGCTAGTCGCGGCGGTAGGTTCACCGGCAGGCCAGTAGCGTAGCGGAACAGGGTTGTAAGGATGCGCTATCCGTTCGGTCACACTCTGCCTAACGATCTTGTTATCTATGTACAGCTCGGCAGCACTGCATGCCATCTCGATATATAAGCAAAGCATGGGGTCTTGGCTGGTGTCGTTGTGACAGATACCAAGCATCTCTTTGACCAACTCCATCAAGGTTTTATCTTCATTACAGAAGCTTTCAACTAATGCGTTCGCGTAATCAACAGCCATCAGATTTCACCCACATCAGCGCTCAACCTCCATCGCCACCGCTCATTGCTTGCGCCATCAACCTCAAACACAGCATCAGAACCATCAGGCGTCAACCTAACCCTAACCCCAGGCTCCATGTGTTGATAGATAGTTTTTACACTCACATCAACCGCACCATTACGAGTCAACAGAGCGCCCCACTTGCCAGCAACATACCCATCATCATCGAGGCGCTTGCCGGTTACCCAATACTCCACCACATAGCCACTAGAAGCCGGTAAAGGGACGCGCATTAACTCTTCCCAACCGTTACCATCGGTAGTCATAATGGCGTCTTGGATAGGCTCAGAACGCGCCTTAACCCAATCCTTTTCAGTCTGGGACATGGCAGATACTGTCTGGCTAGGTGTGCCGCCAACATTGCCAGGAGTCACAACCTCCCAATCAGTGGGCAAGTAGGCTTCCTGAACTTCAATATCTATTCCATACCCATCCTCATCCAGCACCTTTGTGCCTAGACCGTCCTCGGTATAGAACCCGATGACACTATCATTGGCTATGTAATGGTCTGGAAGCTCCACATAGTTAATGGGCTGCGCGGTAAATGTGGTAAAGATGAAGTCTCCCAACCCAGCAGTACCTTGCACAGCGGGGCTGACAGTGAAAACATAATAAGAACCGTTGTCAGTTGAACTTATAATTGTCCAAGTAACCCCCGCGCCGGATATCGTATCGCCGGAATGAAGATTCGCCAAAACTGATGATTGATCATCACCTAGCGAATCCTCAGTGCTTATCCATAACTCATCAACTAGTCGATTGGCATGAATTAGCTGACCAGATAACGGGATTGATTCATTATTTGGCGTACTGTAATTATATGGCAGTGTTTCAGATACTGAGGTATTTCTATCGCGCTTTATGACAGCAACATCAAATACCGAACCCTCGACAAGCAATACATCTTGGTTTTGGATTGAAACCAAGCCAGTTGACGTAAAGGAGGCGTCATTGAGGATAAAGTTTATAGTCTCGCTTTCAGTATCAGGGTTAGCGATTATAGCCACGCTATATGTTATGTTCGGGTCTGCCTCATCCACCACGATTCTAATAGATTTGACGTAACCAGTCTCAGGCAAAGAATAGCGCTGACCATAAATTATTTCTGGCGTAGGCGATGACGGCTTTGGCGCACCCCAATCAGACGCATCATCCAGGCCGCTAACCCAAATCGGTTGCCCAACCTGCTGCGGTGATGGCCGCTCATTGGTTTCGGTAATGGCAACCATTGTCCATCCAGAATCCCTAACCGTATCGCCTGTGTGGTAGGTCTTCTGTACCCACTGACCGCGCCAGTGCATATAGGGAACATGTGCAACCTTCGGAACCCCTAGCATTAGCTCAAAGGCACCATTAGATAACGCTATGCTTCGATATGTCCCAGAGCTTGTGCAGACAAACAGCGAGCCATCGAAATTAACAACATCACCAGAGACATACTGTTCGGTAGGCGTGAAGTACCCCCGAAAGGAATTAACCGCGTAGGAACCGCTGCGGCCATCCTCAAAGGCTTTGTTAGCCAGATACTTCAGCTCATCAATAAAACCATCGGGCAACTTGGCATCTAACCCATTACGTCCAGGCTTGCCCTCTGGCCCGCGTATAGACTCACCAGCAGGACCAGCCTTGCCCCTTGGGGCAGTCAGTATCTGCTTCCAGCCGTTGCCTGGAGGCGTCTTGTCGGTATCCTCCATTGCCTGCCACATTGAATGACCCTTGGTCACCCAGTTACCGGCAGAATATGATTTACCCTCCTCATGAATACCGCGATGTTCATGGTAGGGAATATCAAACTCATCTTCTATCAACTGACCCGTTGCCATTCTGACCGATACCTTAAAGGTATGATCTGCCTGCAAGTCAATCGACATAGTGGCCATAGCATCAAGCACACAATGCCAAGCATGCGGGTCATTGCTTGGACCGCCTACAGCCTGCTTTGTGCTTATCCATAAGCCGTTGTTGAAGCTACCCAGCACATTCTTTGGGTAATCCTTGTCATCATCTAAAACAACCGGCTCAAGTAGGGGCCTGTCCTGTCCAGGCTCGCCCTGCTCACCCTGAAAGCCCTGCTCACCATCCTTAATCTCTTCTAGGCGGGTAGTTAGCATGGCCTCGAAGGTCTGCTGTTCTTTGAGCTGCTTTGTGAGCTGCTCAATCTGAACTACATGTGACTGCTCGGCATCTGCCATAGCATCTTCAAGAGACTTAACGATAGTCTCTCGCTCGGCTATAAACTCCTGACTAACCGATTCAATCTGCTCACTCAATGCGTCTTGAGAGGCTTGCACAGCCTCAGTTATGCGCTCATCAGCAACCTCAAGGGCTTTATCTATCCCTTCTTCAAATATCTCATGAGTTTTAAGTATAGATGTGGCTCGGCGCGACTCTGTTTCGCTCAATTCCTCATCACAAGCTTCTTTCAACTGATTAAATAGGCGCTCAAGTGAGGCTTTTGTTTTACTTATCTCCTCACGAACGCCGCTAACTGCCTCGGCTAGCTTTTCGCCAGACTCCTTTGATACATCATCGGCGGCTTTCCTTATAAACTCGCCAATCTGAACTATCTTTTCATCCTGCATCAGAAAAGCCTTTAGTAAGTAGCTCAGTCACGCTTGCCTCAACAACAGGCTCAGGGACTGGCTCAGGCATTGATTGCTGCTCATAGGCCGACAAGGGCACCATCTGCTGCTGTACGCGAGGTTCATCGCCAAACTCAACCGGAGGTAGCTTCAGCTCTTTTCTTGCCTCATTGGACGCCAGTATGCCACCTGTAACGCCAGTCTTGAGCGTTTCCATCTGAGTCTTGCGGTCAGTCCTAAGCAGGGCATGAACATCAAAGTTTGTGCGCTGGTTAAAGGGCAGCTCAAATAATCTATTTAGCTCAAGCTCAATATGGTCTAGCAAAAACCCCAGACGCGAGGATAAAAACCATTGGTTCATCACTTCAGCGTTAGAGAATGTTGATGCGGTCATATCGTTTATCATTGCCAGTGGGACGCGGAACAATGAGGATATAACTCTGACGCTCATGGAGAATGCCTCGACCATCTGGGCATCTTGGCTAGTGAGGCTTAATGAATCCCACTTCAAGCCGTTGCCAAGAATGGGCACCTTGACAGCATTTACACCAGTCGACGCAGCCTCGAAAGCCTGCCGCAACTGGGTCATCTGGTCAGCCGTAAGCTTGTCATCAGTTGAGAGAATGCCGCTAGCTCTTGAATTGTTGCTGAAAAAGTTAGCCTGATTCGCAAGGATTGAGCTATTTGCCTTGATGGAATTGACAGCATGCGCTATTGGCGTCATTCCCTTGAGAGGCTCTCCAGGCTTGCAGACTGTCCTGATATTCAGCATATCTTTAGGCATGTAAATCAGGTCAGTATCAGCGTTAAACCCATTGCCGAAGTTAGGCGATACCCAATAGAACGCCTCACCAGTTTCAGGGTCAACGACTGGATTAACGTGCCTCGGGTCCAACAGATAAAGGGCATTAATCGCGCCTCTATTATCTCTTGTGCAATAGGCATAGCCGTTACCATGAAAGTATATGGAACGAATAAGGTTGTTGAAGAACAGTGATCGGGTTGTATAAGGGTTGGGGTTCTTGAGAACGCGCTCTACCCAGCTCCCAGTGTTACGAGTTGCTGCACTGTTATCTTGGTCGGTAAGGTGATTGATTGGGCACATCGAAACCGTTTCGGACAATACCGAAACACAAGCCTCAACAGTCTCATTACACCCGCCTTGAAGTGGCTGGCGGTTTTGCTGCCACCATCCCCAATCCCAAGAGGTATCCATTAAACCCTCTTGAGTGCTAACCCACGACTTTTCCTGAGACTCTTCCCAGTTCAGCAAGTTGGTATTCTTGTCGTGGACTAGCTCATTCTGAGGCATCTTTTGCAGACTCCGCAGCGGCCTCATCAGCTTCTATCTCCGCTTTGGTTCTGCGCTTCCTCTTTGGTTTGGCTTCCTCCTTTACAGGAGATGCCCGTAATTCTCTGGTCGTATAAGTCGGAACAAACTTCACCATCTTTGCCTCACCGGACTCACAACGCTTTCGCGCTTCGCCTGGAGAAACAAACTCCTCAGTTCCGTCTTCTAGTATGATTTTTGTCATCTGATACCCCTGATTGAAAAAAGGGGGGCTGGAAACCCAACCCCCAAGAGGCGGCGATTAGTAGCTCACGCCTGTGATGCGGTTGACACTGCCATCACGCAGGTTGGCCCAAGACTGGTAGGTGACCATCTTGACCGCAACGGCCTCAGTCTGGAACAAGCTTCGGATAGTCTGAGGCGGGACCTGGGCTGCAGCACTTACAGCACCCGATGGGTTACGCGGCTGAGTGGCACCCATGTAAGGGGCAACACCGTCGTCATCCATTTCCACAATCGTGCTTGTGTCATTAACATCGAAGGTGGTCGGACCATTAGCCACTGCCTGCTGCGCCATGTCCAGTGCCCAGATTTCATCAAGGGGGCAGTTGGTAGACTGGATAACAGGAATGCCCAGCAAGGTACCCTGAGCAAGCTCAGACCTGAACAGGTAGGTTCCGTTATACAGTACCGTTGACATGCTCAGAGCGTTTGAGGGATGAACCACAATGTAGAGCATCTGTCCCATGTTGGCAGCGTAGATAGGATCGACCAGATTACGCAGGTCAAGCAGCATGTCATCGCCAACAGTAGCACCACCAGTGGCTGCGGCAGTTCCCGTTACACCGTTGAAGATACCGGCTGGATTCAAGCCAGCAACCGCAGCAGCTTCACCCAAGTAATCATTATCCAGTTTGGTGGCACTATCCTGAACCAGACCATTTTGGATGATGCCCTGGATGGCAGGCGCTGAACGCATCATGATTTCCTTGGACATCATGACAATAGCGCCGCGCTTAAATGGCTCTATCTTTTGCGTTTCAAACGTGGCGGAACGCACAGGAATTGCGGCCAGCTCGCCGGTCCATCCGCTGGCTAGGTCGGTAGTTCCACCGGCCCTGCTGGGAACATTCAATGCAGTGTAGCCATCGAAGTTCAACTGTACACCGGCAGACTGCCAAAGCTGTGCAGTAATCGAGGCACCGCGCAGCAGCTCAAGATAGCCAGAGTTGGCTTCTTCTGTCAGCTCAGTAGCCCAGCCTACAGTTGTAGTATCAGCCGGATTCTGAGCGCTTCGGATAACAGCCTCAAGGCCCCGGTCGCCGGAGTAAACAGCAGCAGCAACGTCTTGGATGCTTTTCTTGTTTACATGGGCAAGATAAGCAGCGGTAGCATGCTTGAATATAATCTCTCCAGGCTTGCGCTCTTGGTGGCCGCGATTCTTCAAGATTGTGGGCGCTGTGTCTTCAATGACACGCTCAG